GGTGACGTAAACCAGGCTATGCCTGTAGGTACTACAGTCGCACTTTTAGAAAGAGGCACCAAAGTAATGAGTGCTATACATAAAAGATTACACTATTCGCAAAAACTAGAGTTTGCTTTATTGGCTAAGGTGTTTGGTGAGTCTTTACCTCCTGTGTATAACTTCCAAGTAGGATCTGGACAAAACCAGATTAAACAACAAGACTTTGACAATAGAGTTGACATAATACCTGTCTCAGATCCAAATATATTTTCACAAAGTCAAAGAGTTACTTTGGCTCAAGAACTTTTACAGATGGTACAGTCTAACCCACAGGTGCACGGACCGATGGGTATTTACGAGGCTTACAGGCGTATGTATGCAGCTCTAGGAGTAGATAACGTGGATGCTTTATTGATGCCACCTCCAGATATGACACCCAAACCAGTAGAAGCTGGTTTGGAAAACGCTAGTCTTTTATTAGGACAACCAGCGCAAGCCTTTCCAGAACAGAATCACCAAGCACATATAGACACGCATAGAAGTTTGTTTTTTACAGATTTAGTAAAAGACAGTCCACAAGTGCAAGCCTTGATAATTAGTCACTGTATGCAACATCTACAATTCTTAGCGGCACAACTCGCTCAGGAACAAATGCCTGATGAAATGAAACAGAGGATTGCACAGATACAATCTCAAATAAATCAAGTTTCACCAGAAGAAGCACAAATCATAAGCCAACAAATACAAATGGTTAATGAACAATACAGTTCTAGTATCATGGCTCAACTAGCAAATGAGTTCCTACAATCAATAGGTATGAGTGGTGGCGGTGATCCTTTAGTAGATATAAGACAAAAGGAATTAGAGTTGCGAGATAAAGAATTAAATATAGAAGCTGAACAGTTTGACAGCAAACAAAACCAAAGAGCGCAAGAAAAAGCTATGGATGCAGAGCTACAACTAGAGCGTATGAATGTGCAAAAACAAATAGCTGATGATAAACTTGAAGTCGCAATAGATAGATTGAAAACAAATACAGATCTAAAATTGTTAGAATTAGAAAACAAAATAAAGGGGATATTATGACAACTTCCTATAAATTAGAGGCCATCAAGGCTTTAAAAGCTGCAAAGAAAGAAGTGCGAGCTCAAGAAGAAGCCTTTGCGAAAGCAGAAAAAGAAGCTGAGGAAAGAAAAAACCAGGCCAACTTAGAAAGAATAGCTAAAAAAATGGCAAGAATAGAGGCTGGTCTGCCAGTAGAAGATCCTGGAGAAGAAAAGCCTACAGAAGAGGTAAAAGTTGCAAAAAAACCAGCTACTAAGAAAGCGTCCGTAAAAAAGACAACGACCAAAAAACCGACAGTCAAAAGAGGAAGACCTAAAAAAACTAAGTAATGGACGACATTACAGTTATAGACTTAATCAAAAGAAGACTATCTGATAAAAAGAAACAGATAGAAGAAATTTTAATGTCAGGTAGTTTGAAAGATATGGAACATTATAAATATTTGCAAGGAGAGCTAAGTATCATATACTACCTAGAAGACGAAATAAGCGATATAGGAAAACAATTATAATGTCCGAAGCAATTAAGAAAGATATTGGTATAGAAAAGGTAGCAGAGGCTTATGTCGATCCAGAGGAAAGAATACTGGATCCAGAAAAATTAGATGCTTCTTTATTAGAACGTATGCCTCAACCGACAGGTTGGCGTATGTTAGTTCTTCCCTACGCCGGGAAGGTAAAAACAAAAGGCGGTATTTTGTTGGCAAACGAAACAGTCAATCGTGAGGCATTAGCTACAGTTGTTGCTTATGTGGTTAAAAAGGGACCGCAGTGTTACAACGACAAAGCTAGATTTGGAGATAAACATTGGTGTGAAGAAAAACAATGGGTTTTAATAGGGCGCTACTCTGGCTCTAGGTTTAAACTTGAGGATAATGCAGAGGTACGAATCATCAATGATGATGAAGTAATAGCCACAATCCTTGATCCAGATGATATAGTGAGCTTATGACAGCAGAAAATGACGTAAATGTAGCGCAACCAGAGGTTGACGATATAGAGGTAGAAGTAACTGATAGCGATAGCCAGATAGAGCAATCGTCTTCAAGTGATGATGAATTAGAGAATTATACAAAAAGTGTCTCTAAAAGAATCAATAAGTTAAACGCAAGAAATCGCGAAACAGAAGAAAGAGCGGCACAACTAGAGGCAGCTTTGCGACAAAGAGAGCAAGAGGTTCATGCTTATTATCAACAAGCTACTACAGCTCAACAAAATTTGTTGGCTAAAGAAGAAGAAACTGTTGAGATAAAAGAGCGAGAAGCTAATGAACTTTATAAAAAGGCACATGCTTCTGGTGATGCAGAGCTTATGTCGAAAGCAGATACTTTAAAAAGTGAGTTAGCTTTACAAAAAGAGAAAGTAAGAATAGCCAAACAAAGACAAGAACAGGCTACTGCTAATATACAAGAACAACCTCAACAACCATATACTCAGCAAGTACAACCGACACAACAGGTAGCACCTCCTTCTGAAAAGGCGTTGAATTGGAAAGAGAATAATCCTTGGTTCGATCAAAACACAGAAGCGACAGCCTGGGCAGAATATGTGCATAATACTTTAGCTGGCGAAGGTTATGATTTAGAATCAGATGATTACTATAATGAATTGAGCAATAGAATTTATAAAGTTTATCCGGATCTTAGATCCGATAATGCCGAACAAAATGAGGACAGGCCCGCTGTGCAAAGAGTCGCCTCAGCTTCCGTTGGGAGTAGGCAAAAAACACAAGGCAAAGAGAACGGCGTACGTTTTACGAAATCCGAAGTCGAAACTCTACAAGGTCTGAAACCACATGGCATGAGCGATGAACAATGGTTGAAGAAAGTGGCTGTTCAAAAACAGGCAATAGCAAATAGGGAGGCAAAATGACCGAAGAAACAAACGTAGAAGTACATTCCAGAAAATCCCGTGAGTCCGAGTCTCACGATAATAATTCTCGACGACAACCATGGAGGCCAGTTAGGAAACTAGAAGTTCCTGAGCCACCAGAAGGATATGAATATCGTTGGATAAGAGAATCCATGCTGGGACAGGAAGATAAAGCCAATGTTGCAAGAAGACTCAGAGAAGGTTGGGAACTCGTAAGAGGCACCGATCTACCAGCTGAGTTTGCTTTTCCAACGGCTGATTCTGGTAGACACGCTGGCTATATATATAGTGAAGGACTTTTGTTAGCAAAAATACCTGTAGAGACTCGTAATGAACGTAACAGTTATTATGAGGATCAAACCGCTCTCAAGAAGGAAGCATTAGATAACAATGTATTTAATGAAGCCAGAAAAGATGGGCGATATGTCAAGTATGATGCTGACCGAAGATCCAATGTTACTTTTGGGAAAAAGTAACTAGATAAATAGGAGTAAATCTTATGGCAAATAAAGATGCCGCTTTTGGTTTAAAGCCTGTTCGTCAAATGGGCGGAGCACCCTATTCTGGAGGTCAATCCAGATATAGAATTGCTAGTGGAGCCACAACACCAATATTCCAAGGAGATCTGGTAACACAGCTCACTGCCGGGGTACTGGGGCGCCATGCCGCAACTGGAACTGTTCCGATTGTCGGAGTGTTTAACGGAGTTCAATACACCGATCCAACTACAGGCGAACAAGTCTTTAACAATTATTATCCTGGTAGCATTGCTGCTTCGGATATAATCGCAAGTGTTATTGATGATCCAAATGTTGTTTTTGAAGTACAAGCAGACGACACTTTTCCTGTCGCCGACTTGTTCGGAAACTTCGACATTGTTGATGGATCACCAGTAGGCGATACTAAGTCTGGAAGATCTAATACAGAGCTAGACGTAACTACCGGTGCTACCACCGCTACGTTGCCCTTGAAATGTATTGACGTCTCCCAGGATCCTAATAACGACGATGTAGCATCGTCCAACACCAATGTACTATGCGTGATACAAAATCACATCATGGGACAAAAAGGTGCTGGTTTAGCATAAGGAGTTAATTAAATGGCAATTTCAAGAGCACAATTAGCGAAAGAGCTTGAACCAGGATTAAATGCACTTTTTGGTATGTCCTATGATTCTTATGACCAAGAATATGAAGATATTTTTGCGATTGAGGATTCAAACAGGGCGTTTGAAGAAGAAGTGCTGGTCACTGGTTTTGGCGGCGCACCCGTAAAGTCTGAGGGACAAGGTGTTGAATTTGACAATGCTTCCGAAAGTTTTAGCGCAAGATACACGCACGACACAGTTGCGTTGGCTTTTGCACTGACAGAAGAAGCGGTTGAAGACAACCTTTATGACTCTCTAGGCAAAAGATATGTTAAAGCATTGGCTAAATCTATGGCTAACACCAAAGAAGTCAAAGGAGCTGACGTACTCAATAATGCCTTCTCTTCCAGTTTTACTGGCGGTGATGGTGTTTCTCTAATCAATACTGCTCACCCCCTTGCTGGTGGTGGAACAGCTGCGAATAGAGCTACGACTATGGCAGATCTAAATGAAGCCTCACTAGAGGATGCTTTAATAGATATATCGACGTTCACAGACGACAGAGGCCTAACCATTAGTGTTATGGCTGACAAGCTCGTTATTCCTCCGCAACTCGTTTTTGTTGCTGACAGAATATTGAACTCGACTCAAAGATCTGGAACAGCTGATAATGACATCAACGCAATCAGAAACACAGGTGTTTTACCTGGTGGTTACGTTGTTAATCATTACCTATCTGATCCTGATGCTTTCTTTGTCCTAACATCTGTGAATAGCGCTGGTGAAGGTCTAAAAATGTTCCAAAGATCTCCAATGGAGACATCTATGGAGCCAGACTTTTCTACAGGCAACATTAGATATAAGGCTAGAGAAAGATACTCGTTTGGTTTCTCGGATTGGAGCTA